CCTCATTGATCAACCGGAGGCCCGGAACGCAAAGAAAAGGGAGAAGAGATACAAGAAAAAGAAAACAGGAACAGGGAGAATAAAATGATTGAATATGTCGTTACAGTCGCTGCAGCTGCCGTCTGCGCAGCCGTATTTGTGTTTGCCCTCATTATCTCCGTATACCTGGGTAAATGATTTTGACTATAAGATCTGGAAGAAATTTAAGCCGGCAGTCCGGCCGAGAGGGAACCAGGGAGGGAAGAACAAACAGAAATTTCTGAATGTGATCTGCGCCTTTGATATCGAGACGACGGGGATCCCGGAGATCCGACAGTCGGTGATGTATATCTGGCAGTTTCAGATCGGGGATGTGATTACAGTATTCGGCAGAACATGGGACGAGTTTTCCGAGTTTCTGATCCGCAGCAAGCAGCAGATCCGGAAGAACTGCCGGATCCTGGTGTACGTCCACAATCTGTCGTATGAGTTTTCATTTCTAAAGGGGATCTATAAATTCGGGATCGACGACGTTTTCGCAGTACAGAGACGTAAAGTCCTCAAGTGTATGATGTATCAGATATTTGAGTTTCGGTGCAGTTACCTGCAGAGCAATATGGCCCTGGGAGATTTCACTCGGAAAATGAAAGTAAAACATCAAAAACTGAATGATTACGACTACGGGATCCCAAGATATCCCTGGACTCCTCTCACGATCGAGGAGATGCTCTACTGCCAGAACGACGTCCTCGGCCTGGTCGAGGCTATACGAGCCGAGATGGAACGCGATAACGACTCCATTTATACGATCCCGTTTACCTCAACCGGATACGTCCGGAGGGACATGAAAAGAGCAGCGCAGAAACTGAACCATGAATACTTTCAGCAGATGTTCCCGGACAAGGCGCAGTACTACGCACTCAAGGAGGCGTTTCGCGGAGGAGATACTCACGGGAACAGATTTTACTCTGACGTTGAGATCCCGGAAGTACACTCCTACGACCGATCATCCAGTTATCCCGACGTGCTGATCAACTGCAAATATCCGATCCGTCCGTTTGAGGAGATCTGGATGATCCCGTCGATCGATCAGATCGAGACGGGGATCTACGACCGGGAACGATGCTATCTGATGCGGATCCGGATGTATGACGTATCCCTCAAATACCGGGACTGGGGATGCCCGTATCTGGCCAGAGCAAAATGCAGGAAGATCCGGGGAGGCCGGTTTTTCAATGGCCGGATCCTGGAGGCTGAATACCTGGAGACGACGATCACGGATGTCGACTACCGGATCCTCAAGGAGGAGTATAATTTCCGGCCGGAAGTGATCCAGATCTGGAAAAGCATATACGGGTATCTGCCGGATGTATTCCGGGAGATCATCATCGAATACTACCGGAGGAAAACAACACTCAAGAACGTCAAGGGCCAGGAGATCTACTACGACAAGAGCAAGAATCTTTTAAACGCATGTTACGGACTCATGGCGACTGATCCTATCCGGATCTCTATCGACTATATCGCGGAGGACGGGGATTTTCACTACGATTTCGAGGATATCGTCTCGGAGACACATCCGGATCGGCAGATCAAGGAGATCGACGATCTTTTCCGGTATGCGCGGAAAAAGTCGTTTATCTGTTATCAATGGGGAGTCTGGTGTACGGCCTGGGCCAGACTCCGGCTGCACGAGGGGATCCGGCTCGTCTCGGATCCGGAGTCCGGCCGGGATTTTGTGTATGCCGATACAGACTCGGTAAAGTACATCGGGGAGGCCGACTGGACAGCATACAACGAACAGAGAAAGGAGGACAGCCTCAAGACAGGAGCATATGCCGACGATCCCTCCGGCAAGAGGCACTATATGGGAGTCTTTGAACAGGAGAAAGACTACGATCTTTTCAAGCACATGGGCGCGAAAAAGTATGCCGGGATCATCGGAGGAAAGCTGACAGTCACGATCGCAGGAGTAAACAAGAAAAAAGGCAGCCGGGAGTTAGCAGCTGCAGGAGGCCTGGCTGCGCTGCAGGATGATTTCGTATTCCGGGATGCCGGAGGTACTGCTGCCGTATACAACGATCTGATCGACAGCTACGACTATACACTCCCCGACGGACATCAGATCACGATCAGCAGCAACGTATACCTGGAGCCGAGCGAGTACACTCTCGGCAAAACACAGGAGTACAAAGACATTTTAACACTCTGCAAACAGGATATTGACTATCTGCACAAATTATGGTACTATGAAAAAGCCGGGACGAACCCGGACAAAAAACAACATTTTTAACAGGAGGAAACAAAAATGCAAATTCTGGCAACGAACATCACAAACCTCAAGGAGAGCAAAAAGACTCTCTACCGCATGACAGTATCCGGAGGACTCAATGTCCAGAAACTGTCTCCAGAGCAGCTGTCCAAGTCCTATCCGGTCGACGTTTATGTCCTGTACCAGGATACAAACGAAAAGGGAGAGGAGCATCAGATCCTCTCTATCTGGACTGGTAAGGAAAAGCTGTCGACGATCTCCCAGACGTTTATCAAGTCCTTTGTCAAGATCGTCGATCTGATGGAGGACGAACCCTTTAACATCTTGATCAAGACAGGCGAGAGCAAGAACGGTCGAAAGTACGTTGATTGTGAACTGGACTGCGGTATCTGATCTCGTCTCAAGAATTAAGGAGGCCCTGTGAGGCCTCCATTCTTTTTATATGGAGGTACTATGAAATACTACCAGGACAACGGATATATCGACATGACGAAGATCGTCCGGGATCGGTATCCGTTTACTTTTGTGATTCACGGACGGGCGACCGGCAAGACATACGGCACTCTCAAGATGTGCCTGGAAAAGCAGCTGCGGTTTATCTTTATGAGGAGAACACAGTCCCAGGCCGATCTTATATCACGGGACGATTTTTCCCCGTTTAAACCTCTGATGGACGATGATCCGTCTCTGCTGCTAACGTCGCAGCCATTGAATAAATACGTCACAGGAGTCTACCATGCATCCAGATCCGAGTCCGGCAAGCTTCAGCCGGATGGATCCGCGATCGGGTACATCTGCGCACTCAGCACGATCTCAAACCTCCGAGGATTTTCCCTGGAGGATGTCGACATTATGATCTTTGACGAGTTTATCCCGGAGAGACATGAAAGACTGATCCGGGCCGAGGGAGATGCTCTACTCAATGCATACGAGACAGTCAACAGAAACAGGGAGTTAAAAGGGAGAAAGCCTCTGCAGCTGCTCTGTCTCTCCAACGCAAACACGATCTCCTCTCCGATCTTTGAGACTCTGAATGTGATTGACCGGGTGGACAGGATGATCCGCACAGGCAAACAGGAGTATTTTGACGACCAGAGAGGGATCGCGATCTATCTCCTCAAGGACTCTCCGATCAGCGACAGGAAATCAGAGACAAGTCTCTACAAAGCGACAAGGGAGACAGATTTCCAGAAAATGGCACTCGCGAATGAATTCTCCTCAGATCATTTCACATACATCAGACGGCAGCCGATCGAGGAATACCGGCCCGTCGCGACGTATGAGGATATCTGCATATACCGGCACAAAGCAAACAAGGGGATCTGGTACATCTCCAGGCACAAGTCCGGAACAGTCCCGGCATACACTACGGATCCATTCAGTACGAAGAAATTCCGGAGGGATTTTCTCCCGATGTTCGATGCTCTGATCAGAGGGAATGTATCGTTTGAGGACTACTATACAAAAAATGTATTGACATCTGCGTTATAATACTATATATTGTATGATACAGGGGTACCTCCGCATACGGCAGCTGACGGAATCAGCGCGGACGCGCACGACCGGGCGCATAAAGGTATCCCTCATTACTATATGGAGGGAGAGATCAAATTGACTGTGATACTGATGCACAAGCAGAATTTCTCGGTAATTCAGTTTACCGGAGTGACAAACCTCGCGTTTAATGCCGGGACGAATGAGGTTACGATAACAGGATCCCCGACAGGGACGTACAGTTTGAACACCTATAACATTCAGATCATATGGTAACGGGTGATATTATGATGTACGGAAAAAGGCTTTTTCTTGTCTGTGCGTTTATCCTGGCAGATATCCTCACGGGACTGATCAAGGCATTTTCCTCGGAGGGATATGCATCCTCCGTTATGAGAAAGGGACTCTGGCACAAGCTGTCTGAGATCGTCTCTGTACTGTTCTGCATCCTCTGCGATCAGACTCTCCCGACTCTCAATATAATTCTCCCGTTTCGGCTCGTCGACGGAGTCGTGATCTACATCGTACTGATGGAGATCGGATCTGTGGTCGAGAATATCGGGATCATCAATCCGGAGATCGGAAAATATCTCTC